TAGTCATTGGCTCAGATGGATGCGCCAAACATATGGACGTATCCCTGATAGAGAACAGTTGATTCTGTCTCACATTAGTTAACCACCTGAAGTAAATATCAACCGCCGTCCGAAAGGGCGGCTTTTTTTATGGCAAGAGAACGTAATGAGTTATTCGTTAGGGCTGAGAAGTTTTTAAATGAAAACCCTGATAAAACATTAAGTGATTTTAGGAAATTAGAGAAGAAAACAAATCCTAATGTTCCTTTATTAAAAACAAGACAAAGAAAGGGACAACCGATAAGAGTTACCTATAAAGGCAGAAGCTCGGTTGCTGAGTCAAATCGAAAAATACAAATTGAAAAAAATAGACCAACTCAAGCTGTATTTAATGAGGCGGGTAAATTATGGGATGAGCTTGTCGGTAAAAGAGGTAAGTTCACTATGGGTGATAAAACCTTCACTAACAAGCAAGAGTACCAAAAATTTGAAGCTAATAGACACGACGCTATAACAAAATCAAAAGAGAAGTTAAATCGACTAGGCGGAAAAACACACGGACACGCTGTCCCACCTAAACATAAGTTTGCGGTAGAAACATACATGCAAAGCTTTCCTGAGGATGCTTCACCAAATTACTCTTCTCAGGATAAACTTCCTAAAGATTTTGATAAACGGGTAAAAAAAGCAGATATTCCAACAACTAAAACAGAGGTTGCAAAAAGACACGTTGGTACATCAGATAAAATCACTAATCCAATACCAGACTCAATAAAAGAGAAGTTATTAAAGTATTTTAAACTAAATAGCAACGGCAACGTCAACGGCAATGGTTTAAAGCTAAATACTGGTGGTGCTGCAGCTATCAGTGTAAAGCCACCGGCTAGACCTTTAATTAACGTTCAAAGTTTATCGACTACAGCACTGAGAGGATTAGCAAATCTAAATGCTCCCATAAGAGCTGTAGATACTTTAAATACTATGACGGAATTAGCTACAGGTGTGAATGTTACACAACGGACTCTTCATAGAGCTAGGAACTGGGATGAAACTATGAAGGAAGAACAAATAAAATTTCAGAAAAGAAAAGAGGAACAAATAAAAAGAAATGAACAACTTAAGGAATTCGCTTCTAAAACTTTTACCAACGTTAAGTCCAACGTAAGGAGCTTTAGAGACGGTCCTTTGATATCAACTATGTAAACCCATATGAGCGACACTTTAACCGCTCTACAGGACGATTTTAAGGTCTTTCTGACTGCTTTATGGCAACAGTTAGACCTACCTCCACCTACTAGAGCGCAATACTCTATAGCTGACTATTTACAACACGGTCCAAAACGTCTACAGATCCAAGCCTTTCGAGGTGTTGGTAAATCTTGGATTACTGGTGCTTTTGTTCTGTGGACACTCTTTAATAACGCCGAGAAGAAAATAATGATTATCTCTGCCTCTAAAGAGAGAGCAGACAACATGTCAATCTTCTTACAAAAACTAATCATTGAAACACCATGGCTAAGTCATCTTCAACCCAAATCAGACGATTCCAGATGGTCTCGCATAAGTTTCGACGTAAACTGTTCACCTCACCAGGCTCCAAGCGTAAAGTCGGTGGGTATCACTGGTCAGCTCACAGGAAGCCGTGCAGATTTAATGATTCTCGACGATATAGAGGTACCTGGAAACTCCATGACGGAGTTTATGCGTGAGAAGTTACTTCAACTTTGCACAGAAGCAGAATCGATTCTTACCCCGAAAGACGATAGCCGTATTATGTATCTCGGGACTCCTCAGACTACTTTTACTGTTTATCGTAAGTTGGCAGAGCGCAGTTACCGTCCGTTCGTTTGGCCAGCAAGATATCCCCGTAAACTTACAAACTACGAAGGATTAATAGCTCCACAACTACAAGAAGACATAGATAACGGTGCTGAACCGTGGGAAACAACAGATCCAGACAGATTTGATAGTGATGACCTTGTTGAAAGAGAAGCGTCCATGGGACGTAGCAACTTCATGTTGCAATTTATGCTTGACACGTCTCTATCTGACGCTGAAAAGTTCCCCCTTAAAATGGCTGACCTTATTATTACTAGCGTTAACCCCACTAAAGCTCCCGAATCCATCGTATGGTGCTCCGACCCCTCAAACGTTATCAAAGACCTCCCCACAGTTGGTCTCCCAGGAGATTATTTTTACTCTCCAATGTCAATTGTTGGAGAATGGGATGATTACTCAGAGACAATTTGCAGCGTTGACCCATCGGGTCGAGGCACAGACGAAACGACTGCAGCGTACTTATCGCAACGAAATGGGTTCCTCTACTTGCATGAAATGCGTGCGTACAGGGACGGATATAGTGACAACACCTTGTTAGACATACTTAAAGGTTGTAAGAAATATAATGCTTCTACTCTACTTATTGAATCTAACTTTGGTGATGGAATAGTAGCTGAATTATTTAAAAAACATCTAATCAATACTAAACAAGCTATTCATATAGAGGAGACTAGAGCTAATGTCAGGAAAGAGGATCGTATCATTGATAGTTTGGAGCCTGTTCTTAACCAGCATCGTTTGGTTGTCGACAGGTCAGTCATTGAATGGGATTATCATTCAAACAAAGACGAAGCTTCCGAAAAAAGACTCCTCTATATGCTCTTCTACCAAATGTCTAGAATGTGTAGAGAGAAGTTCGCAGTTAGACATGATGACAGATTGGACTGTTTAGCCCAAGGTGTTAAGTATTATACTGACGCTCTAAGCATCTCTGCAGAAAGACAAATTCTCCAACGTAGAGTTGACGAGTTTGAAAGTATACTTCAAGACACATTAGATAACCCACACGACTCAGCTAACCATCTAGTGTTTGGGATGAATAAAGACCAAAGACAAAGATCTAGAGGTTTAGCTTCTGGAAAGTCAGTCCCTACCTGGGTTTAGCTTGAGTCGTTACGTATACAGGGAGAGGAGAAGGGTGGACTCCCTTTCTGTAGTTAAGGGGAAGTTAATCTTCCCTTTACTAACTCTGAGGCAAAGCCGAAGGGTGATTACTAAATACTTCCACTAACTCCCAACCTAAACGTTATACGTAATATACGTATCATACGTACTATATATAATATATGACTCTACCCACTCAACCTAAACAGATTAAGTCTCATTGGTATTATGTCTTTTGGTCTATGGCTACTGTAGCTGTAGTGTTAGGACAGATATATGTAGCTACTAGTTATAGATCGTTAGCAGAAGCTTTAAAATTATCACTGACTTAATATGCAACTATTCTTAGATACAGCAGATGTGCAACAGATAGAGCAGAGGCTCTCATCTGGTTTTATTTCTGGTGTAACAACTAACCCTACCCTTATTAAAAAGAGCTCGAGGAATCCCCAAGATGTCTACAAAGAATTAGTAGATATGGGTATACCTGATATCAGTATGGAAATGGTAGCTGATAATGAGGCTGACTTCTTTCGTTATGGTGTTGAACACTATCGGACTTATAACGAACCTTGTACAATTAAACTTCCTTGTACTGTTGATGGACTGAAAGCTTGTAAAAGATTATCAGATATACAGATAAGAGTGAATATGACTCTTGTTTTTAGCGTAAGTCAAGCAATATTGTGTGCAATGGCAGGTGCTACCTACGTTTCTCCCTTTGTTGGAAGGTTAAACGATAATTCTGTTGATGGAATTGGTCTAGTTGGTGCAATTAGTCATTTATACAATTTAAAATCAATAAAAACTAAGGTTTTAGCTGCGTCTTTGAGGGATGTTCAGTCTGTAGAGAACTCTTTTGGACAAGGTGCTGATATATGTACTGTTCCTGTTGATGTCTTCGATAAAATGACTGATCACGTCTTAACGACTGCAGGAATTGAGAAATTTAATACAGATTGGGATGAAGCAACAGTTAAAACAGTTAAAACTGATAATTAAAGCGGAAAAAGCGCTTAATAGAAAGAAAGCTCAGAAAATACTTAAGAAATGGAAGAAGAAGTGGGAATGGGGGGACTTGAACCCCCACGTTCATTAATGAACTCATGATTTTAAGTCATGTGCGTCTACCAATTCCGCCACACTCCCTTTCTTATATCCTAGTACCTCATTAAATTTTGGCATAAATTTCTCAAGCCTATTAACGAGGGATCAAGAACGCAATGTACCCCCGCATGGGTGCAAGAATGGCTCAGTAGATTAAATATCTACTGGGTTTTATTGGGGTTTTAGGGAAACATACGCGCATCAGGCGCACGCGGTAAGACGATTCAGGCGCGCGTCGATCTCTCGCGATCTGTGGCGATTTCAAAACATTTGGCTTATACCATGCTATGACTGGGATGTTGGGTACAGTGTGCAACTTATTCAACTGGCACTTCCATTGCTATGACTGGCTAGGTATCAAATGATACACAGATTGACCAGGCAGCACCGTTCCATTCGTGTATAATGAAGATTCATATGACTCTTTGAAGATTGAGATCTATCGAACTCTCGTTAGAGGGTGAGAGAGTTCTCAAGATTCAATCAGAGTCAATGAGACCTCAACAAACAATCTGCCTGTAGAGGAGATTCAGAGATGGTTCTGTTAACTGCCGAAAAGAGTTAACTCCGCTGATCCAGCAGCGTATGAAATGAGCTGGAGGCTAGTTGATGGGTTGCATCAACAACATGTGACATGAACAACCCAGAATGCACCGGCGTTCATCGAGGTTCGAGTCCTTGACTGGGTTTTGTTTACTTTATTTATTATGAACAAACTAGTTCCATTCACTCCACAAGGCTGTGAGAATCCTGTTGCTTTAGTATCACCTAACTGCTCTCAGTTAGTACTCGATATACTAGAGAAAGACTGGGCTTATACAAGCTCAGGTCTTGGATCTCATACTTATGTAGAGGATCTCACTCAAGAGATCACAGATCCTGAGTTACTTCAGGAATACTGGGAAGAGTATCAAGTATAGCGTGATGCTGAGGCTCGAAGCCTCACTCTTTCATTGAGATTTTATATCTCAAATTTACACTCGTTCATTAACAACATGCGAAAGATTGAAAGAGAAATGATTCAAGCAATCATTGATGGTCGCTCATGGAGCAAGGCAAACACTCGCGTCAAGGACGAGGGCGATGTCCAATCTATTTATCTACATGATAACAAGATTGCATCCATTGAGAAAGGACAACTCTTCATTAATCATTGCGGATGGAAAACAGTAACAACTAAGTCAAGACTTAACGCATTAGTTAAGCATTATCTTGGTGGGTTGTCTTGTATTTATCAGAAGAACTTTGATTGGTTTGTTAAACAAACTGATAACGCTACTGGTATGTCTGACACATACGAATTTCCTGATGGATGGTTATTAGTCTGATTGGTGTAGGTAGGGTTCAATTCCCTACCCAGACATTGGGATATTACATCCCATTTATTCAACTTATCTATTATGTTCAACATGTTTATTGACGTTCCAGCTCGTACATCTGCTGCTATTGAATCACTTAGTGTAGATTTATTAGCACAAAAAGTAATAGCTACCTTCAAAGGTGGTGATACATACGAGTATGGAAACGTAAGCAAGAGAGCTATTGCTAATGTATTATTTAATCCTGATGTATCCCTTGGATTCTGGATTAATAATAACTGTGTAAACGCTAGTCGTTCACGAGTAGAACTCCCTTCATTTGTATAACTAACAGGGACGCAAGTCCCTTCTTGGTCCATTCGTATAACGGTTAGTACGTCAGCTTGTCACGCTGGATATGCGGGTTCGATTCCCGCATGGACCGTTGGCTCTCACTGAGAGAGTCTATGTTTAATCATGTCATTAACTACTCTATCATCACCAGTTGAAACTCTCAAGAAAGAGATAGAAAATACTGGGATGATTGATTCATTATCTAATGAGTTTGTTGAAGAACTCATGGACTATGGAATAGAAACAGTTAGTCAATTTGAAGACGCATATTACGGACAATATCAATCAGGTGCTGAGTTTGCTGAACAATTATGTGATGATTGCGGTTACTTAAGTGAATCCAATCTTCCAATATTTATACAAGCTCATATTGATTGGGAAGCTGTCTGGTCTCGTGCACTTACCTTTGATTATTTCATGGTTAAGTACAGCAATGGCTATGCATTCTTTACTAATAACTTCTGATTCTTTCCTCTTGCTTTATGTATACACTAAGGTATACATAAGGCAGGATGAAGGATTCGCTCCTTCTTTGTACACATGTTAGGAAACCATGACAACTACGAGCAAGCCACGCGCAGCACGTCGCGCGCGTAAGCGTAAGCCTGCGCCTACACCTGTGCCTGTGCTCGCGCTCGCACCTACGCCTGCGCCAGTACCTGCGCCTACTCGTACACAAGGACGCACGCAATTAACTAAACCAACTGCTGACATTATTCCTTTTGATTCTTATATCAAGGACGCACGCAATCGTATGCGTATTCATGACTATGAGATACAAGAGTTACGCAAGGACGCAGTAAATGTATATGAATACATGATTGGTTTATATAAGCGTGTGACTACCTGATTCTCTCCTCCTGTCTATCACTAAATGATAGATAGGCTGAGGGATTCTCCCCTCTTTTGTTTATACTTAATTACATGAGATCATTAACACTTAAGTGTACTGACAAACAGTATGACGTCATGGAAGCATGGGCTAAGTCTGAATCAAGGACGCTAGCTAACTTACTTGGTTTGTTTATAGCTGAAGGAGTCAGTTGTTATGGATTTAGTCACGAGATATTAATCAAGAAACTTGAGAATGATCGTGACCAAAGTCAAGACAAGGACTCTCCTCAGTATTACTCAGATGAAGAAGTTACCAAGCTATATGAACACTTAGCACTACAACAACTTTGACTCTCTCCCTCTGCCTTTCGAGGCAGACTGAGGGATTCTTATCCCTTATCTTTCTATATCTTTTGGAGGTTTAAATTGCAACTCACAAAGAATGAGTTACTACATCTGATTGGTAGATTCAAACAACCATACACACATATACGTTCTAATTCATGTGAGTTACTACACAAGGATGTAGATAGTTTAAAAAACAAACTACTTGATGAATACTACACGCGCATGCGTAGAACTACATGACTTGGTTACTACCAACATTACTAATGATTGCATTAGTTATTTACTTTTTAATCTACATATATGACAACTACTAAGAAAGAAGTGACGGATGAATTGCTGTTAGAGAATAGCATCTTATGTTTTCTTCATCACTATCCAGAGCATCCATGGGCTGTTACATATGCAGACCTATTACAAAGGATTAGAGATGAACAGTATCCGTTACCTAAAACACAAGGACGCAGACGTCCGGCGAAAAGACAAAGGAAGGCGCAAGCCTCAAAAGATACGGCAAGCTAAGGCCAAAACTAAACAGCTAGTACGCAAACTTCTCATGAATTGATTACAACAATGCCACACACTCATCAACCACTGATGTATAAGGTCACCTATGGATTTGTGGATAGTGATGTTACTTTCCATAAATATATGTTAGGTGAAGATGATATGGACGCTGCTTATAAAGCAGATGATCTCAAGGACTCCAACTGGACACTAATTGATATTGAAAGACATGAAGAAAACTAAACGCTACTTTCCCAATCGATGGAAAGCTTATGCAGATGTACCTGCTGAGAAGTACGAGACTTTACCTTTTGATGTCTTTATGGAACTCAAAGAGTTATGGGAACTAAAGCGTTCACATATATGTGTCGTTAGAGAAGTAACCAATAAAGGCAAGGTTAAAGAGCACGCTTACCAGCGCCTACATGCTGCCAAAAAGAAAGTCAGTCAATTAATGAAGGACTCCAAAGAGTTCACAGTTTTGACATATGACGCAATGCACACCATTTCACCAGAGGAATTTTTTAGCAATGACTAACAGAACACAAGAAATCAGGTATCAAGAACTACTCAGAGAAGTAAAGAACCATCCATGCAGGGATGAACTGATACAACTTATGAACGAACAGGTAGTCGACGATACATTTCACCTTGTATCTTCAGCTCCCAACTACTCTTAAATCGATAAAGGACTTAGTAAAACAATTAACCTCAATTATTTATGAGTAAAGCTCTTACATGGGGAACATGTTTGGACTTCACTATTAACAACAGAGAAACCTGGATGACTGGAAACGGACGGAAGTCCGCTCTCCATTACTCAGGGTTATTCACTGAATTTCAAGGACGTTCCTTCCCTATCAAACACATTGACTATCCGTTGATGTATGAACTAGGTAATCGATTAAGGAAACGTGGTATGACACACGCTGCTGTGAATCGATTCACCTCTGCCGTCTCAACAGTAATTAAATTCTGTAAAGAGATGAAGGTCGTAAACATTAGCCTTGATGAATTACCTTTCCATCGATTCAAAGAAACAGAGAGTAATCGTACTTTCTTTTCTAAAGATCATGTGAAAGATATGCTTGAGTTCGCAAGGACGCAGATGAGGCGTGATGATCTTGCTGATGTAATCCAATTCGCTGCTCTAACAGGCATGCGTCAATCGGAGATACTGAACCTACCTGCTAAGTGGGTAGACTTTAGTCACAACATTCTCAAGCTAGAGAAATGTAAGTGGGGTAAAGCTAGGACTATTCCTATCCATCCTTTATTGCTACCTATTCTTCAATCAAGAGTTGAGTTCACTAAACCTGATGTCAAGATCTTTGGTGATGAATGGGAGAATGCTGATCAATTAAGACGTGTGTTCTACACATGTACTAATTACTTAGGATTAAAACCAGAGGATGGTTATCACTTTCACTCTCTTAGATATAGTTTTGGGACATGGCATATGGCGTCAGGTACACCACCAATTGACGTGATGAATATGCTAGGTCACACTAACTTAAAGACCACATTAGGATATGCAAAATCAACTGATGAAAGCCAACAACTGCACACTCATCAGCTGCAATTCTAAGTAAACTACTGCGTTATCTACTGCATTTTTATGGCTACACCAGCTCAAATTTCTGAGCAGGTCGAGCTTGAGCGTGACCAAGTTCGACAAGGACTCAAACGATTAAAAGACAACACACGCAAACTTGAAGAAAAGGAATATTCATCTGCTTCTATCTATGGAATAGCTACAATTGATACTTTATTACCCTTAGTTGTTCAATGTATTAAGGATACAAATTTACGAATACATAAAGGGTATAACGGTAGATCTTTTAAAGAGATCGCTGTTTATTTAGCTGAGTTAGAAGCGGAAGCAGCAGCAGCCATCGCTTGTAAAATTGCTATTGATAAGATCTTTAGTTTTAAAGAAAAGAGTAATCAATTAGTCAATGTATGTGATGCGATAGGTAGTGCTGTTGAGGCTGAATGTCAGATCCGGCATTATGAAACACATGCTCCAGGGTTACTAGAAACTTTAAAGAAAAACTATTGGCACAGATCAATAGGTACACAGCAAAAAGTTGTAGTGATTCAAACATTAATGAATCGCTATGAAGTTAAGAGGTGGAAAACCTGGGGACGTGGTAATCGAGTCAAACTAGGAGGCTGGTTACTTGATTGTTTATTAGAAGTTAGTGGATGGTTTACAACAGAGATTAAGAGAGAAGGTAGGAAAACCGTCAACTATGTAGTACCTACACCTGAGTTCTTAGCGATTAAAGATCAGGTCATGCATAACGCTGAGTTATTCAGCCCACTTGCTTGGCCAATGTTGATTGAACCTAACGATTGGTCACCTGAAAAACCAGGTGGCTACTTACTTAATGAGATCATGCGTGGACATGACATGGTAAGGCGTTCTGAGTCGTCACGTATACAGGGAGAAAAGCCTTTTACCTTTCTAAATAAGATTCAAAAGGTAGCCTATACACTGAATCCGTTCATTGTTGATGTAGCTGAACAGCTAGAAGAAAGACAAATCAGTGTAGGTAAATTTCTCCCTATTGTTCATCATGACCTACCAACGAAACCTGTTGATATTGGTGAGAATGATATAGCTCGTAAGAAATATAGAAGAGATGCAGCAGAGGTCTTGAATAAACAAGCGCAAGAATTTAAACGTTCTTGTCGCACAAGGATGACCATGGAAGCGGTTGCTAGATTTAAGGATAAGGAGCGATGGTTTATACCCTGGAGCTTTGATTACAGAGGGCGGGTTTACCCTATCCCTGCATTTCTAACGCCTCAAGATACTGACTTTGGGAAAAGTCTGATTCGATTCGCTGATGAATCTTTTATGGATGACAAGGCTGAGTATTGGATTCGTTTCCATGCAGCTACAACTTATGGTCTAGATAAAGCTACTGAAGATGACCGCATCCATTGGACATATGAGAATGAAGATCTCATCAGTCGAATTGCTACTGATCCATTAGGAAATATCCATGAATGGGAAGTAGCTGAGGAACCATTTCAGTTCTTAGCTAGTTGTGATGAGTTCTATCACTGTCTTATTAAGAGAGACAGAGTAAGTACTGGATTACCTATAGCTATAGACGCTACATGTAGTGGTCTACAAATACTCGCAGGTCTCGCTAAAGATAATTCAACAGCTAAGTTAGTTAATGTATTACCTAGTGATAAACCGCAAGATGCGTATAAAGTAATAGCTGAAACATCATCACCAAATATACCTGAAAGACTTCATCCTTACTGGGATCGTAAGTGTACGAAGAGAACGGTAATGACAATACCTTACAACGCAAAGCCCTTCTCAAATCGATCATACATTCGAGAAGCTTTCAAAGAGAAAGGTATAGATATTGATAAGGATGAACTAACTCAAACTGTTAAAGCTGTAAGAGATGCAATGAATCAAGTTGTACCTGGTCCGATGTCTGTTATGAAATGGATAGAGGATGAGGTATCGAAAGCTATTAAAAGGGGAGCCACTCAATTGGAGTGGGTAACTCCTTCTGGATTCACTGTTACTCAACAGATCTTTAAGAAGAACTTTGAACGCATAACCCTTAAAGTATTAGGTCAATGCAACATGCGTGTTGCGACTGATAACAGTAATGAAGTAGATAAAGCTAGACATAAGGCTGCAACAGCTCCGAATCTTATCCATAGCTTAGACGCAAGCCTACTATGCTTATCATCACTGCATTTTGATAATCCAATAGCTCTTATACATGATTCAGTTTTATGTCGTGCAACTGATATGTGTGAGCTATCAAGGATAGTACGTGAGACATATATGTATCTCTTTGCCGAGCATGACTACCTAACTGACTTTGCCAAACAAATTGGAGCAGAGTCTGAACCACCGATTATAGGAGGCTTGAAGCCTGAGTCTGTAATCGAATCAACCTATTTTTTCTGTTAAATGTATTCACTATTTGATAGTTTTTTCGCACCACCTACCATTGTTGTCGTCTCTGAAGAGAGATTACAAGCAGCGGAGCGAGAAGCTAAAATGAAAAGACTTAAAGCAGTTGACGATAAGTTAGCTGAACTAAGAGAGTATCGCCAAACATTAGCTAAAGAGTTAGCTCCTGCTGAAGAAGTAAAAGAGGAGGCAACTTGTGATGTCTAGAGCCATACACGTAACACCAACACCAGTCACATTATCTGGATTCCAAGCTGTCATGAAGCCTAGTCAATATGGCTATAGCTTGAAGGCTGAAGTAGGACAAGAACTTGTTGATACTTTAGAAGAAGAGAGAGTGGAATGTCTTAAATGGGCTGAATCAAAACTCAAGAACCCTAAGCGCAGCACCTTACGTCCCGAACCTTGGGAAGAAGTTGCCAAAGGGAAGTATATAATCAAGTTCTCTTGGGGTGAAGATAAGAAACCACCAATCGTAGACACAGAAGGGACATTGATTCAAGATCAAAACACTCCTGTCTATGAAGGATCTAAGGTTAAGTTAGGGTTTATACAGAAACCTTATCTACTTAGAGATGGTGTTACTTATGGAACATCGTTAAAACTATCTGGAGTTCAGGTTGTCTCAGTTGCGGGGTCAGCTGGTGTTGACTCTGGAGATTTAGGCGAAACTGAAGCTGCTGAGTTATTTGGTAAATGTAAAGGCTATAAAGCAGATGCACCTAATCCTGTACTAGATACCACTCCTTGCTCTGAACAAACAGATGATGATTTCTAATGTTCCGCTCACGACTAGAGGAGCAGGTATCCGATTTATTATGCGAACTAGGTATTGATTATGAATATGAACCAACTAAAGTCTCTTATCAAATCCAGCACTTTTACACACCTGACTTTCTACTCCCTAATCATGTCTATCTAGAGACTAAAGGTTATTGGGATCCAGCCGATAGGCGAAAAATGAAAGCTGTAAAGGAACAGAACCCAGACTTAGACATAAGGATGGTATTTCAAAACCCTTACAATAAAATCTCAAAAAAATCTAAGACGACGTACGCACAATGGTGTGAACGTCATGGAATCCCATGGACATCATGGGTCAACATACCAATGGAATGGCTCATATAGAAAGCGAATTTGTTAGACATACACCATGTATTAACTGCGGATCATCGGATGCAAACTCTTTGTATTCCGATGGTCATGCTTATTGCTTTGTATGTCATACACGCACTCCAGCGGATGGAGAAAGAACACACACTCATCAAATGAAATCAGATGTACAACTTAGAGGATCAGCTCAAAGGCTGCAACGTCGAGGTATATCCGAGAAGACAAATCAATTCTACAAAATACTCCGAGACGGAGAACTTCTACGCTTCCATTATTTCACGAGCGACGGAGTACTTCAAGGAGCAAAAGTAAAGACTAAGCAAAAGGATTTTTACTATGAAGGAGTTTCCACTGACACCTTATTTGGTCAGCATTTATTCCCTAGTACTGGCAAGCGTATTGTTGTTACTGAAGGTGAATTAGATGCTGCGTCGTGTTATGAAGCGATGGAGGGATGGCCGATGGTCTCCTTACCACACGGAGCTGCCTCAGCGAAAAAAGACATTCAGAAACAAATACCTCTCTTTCAAGGGTATCAAGAGATTGTTCTCTTCTTTGATGGAGATGAGGCAGGAAGAAATGCAGCGGAGGATGCTGCGTCAGTACTACCACCTGGGAAGGTCAAGATTGCGAGGCTTTCCACGTACAAGGACGCATCAGATGCGTTACAGGCGGGGGACGCTGAGGCGATAAGACGTGCTATCTGGGATGCAAAGGAATTTAGACCAGATGGAATTATAGAAGGCAAAGACCTTCTTGAATTAGTTACTACACCCGAACCACCTTGTAACCATGAGTACCCATTTATTGGACTACAAAATAAAACACACGGGATCAGATACGGAGAGCTTACGACAATTACTGCAGGTACTGGTACTGGAAAATCTTCCTTCTGCAGGGATCTTGCAACTCACCTTCTCGAAAGCGGAGAACGGATCGGCTACCTGGCACTTGAAGAAAGTAACAGACGAACAGCTTTAGGATTGATGTCCTCAAAGCTTGGAAAAGCTCTACATATAGGAGAACATGACAGAGAAGAACTTGAAGAGTGTTTTCGTAATACCATTGCTAATTGGAGCCTTTACCTTTTTGATGGCTTCGGGTCTTTTGATCCTGATGTCATTTTTAATAGGATCGAATACCTTGCCTGTGGATTGGAGTGTCGTGTTGTATTCCTAGACCATTTATCCATATTACTAAGTGGATTAGATGGTGAGGAACGTAGGATGATTGATCAAACCATGACCAAGTTAAGAAGCTTAGTCGAACGAACTGGTATATCACTATTTCTAGTTAGCCATTTACGTAGAACACAACAAGATAAAAATCACGAAGAAGGAGCGAGAGTAACCCTTGGACAACTCAGAGGAAGTGCTTCGATATCTCAACTTAGCGATTCGGTCATTGCGCTCGAAAGAGATCAGCAATCCGATAAAGCAGGAAGCTCTACGACTGTGCGACTCCTTAAGAATCGCTATTCAGGCGAAGTAGGAGTTTGCTCAAAATTGAAATACAACTTACAAACATGTCGTTTCGAAGAACATGAAATTGAGACCGACGAACCAGACCAAACCACGGATTTTTGACGGAGACTATGAACACCCATGGTATAAACATTTAAGAAAACCAAACCCACCAACTAAAGAAGCTATCCAGAAAGCCAAATTCAAAGATAAGACGTTCACTTGGAAACATGATGCTCGTATTTGACCTTGAAACTAATGGATTGCTACATGACTTAACTCGTATACATTGCCTATCTATATATGACAGTGAAACAGATAAAATTGAATCATTTAATGATGAACGTAATAACCAGTATCCAATACATGAAGGGTTATCTCGTTTGGCTGTTGCAGACTGGATTATCGGCCACAACATATGTGGTTTTGACTTACCTTGTATACGAAGTCTTTATCAATTTTTCAAACCTCCTAAACAGATACTAGATACACTACTTCTTTCACGTTTATTCCATCCAAACTTATTAGAAATAGATTGGAAGCGTAAGGAAAGAAGAAGAAATGAAGGGATACAGGATTTAATGCCTCTTCAACTTTTCGGTAGACATAGCTTAGAAGCTTGGGGATATCGAATATCTGAATATAAAGGAGAATTTGGAAAGACTACTGATTGGCAGGAATGGTCACCGGAAATGCAGATGTATTGCGAACAAGACGTAGCTGTAACTACAAAATTATGCGACCACTTTCACCCCTACCTGAATGGCTTACGTTAGAGCACAAGGTAGCAGACATACTTACACAACAAGAAATTCATGGATGGTATTTTGATGAACGAGCTGCATGGGAACTTGAATCTGATCTCAGAAAAGAATTGGAAGAAACTTCTCAACTACTTCGAGACAGGCACCCTCTCGTTGCAGGATCAGAATTTACTCCTAAACGAAATAACCAAACAGCAGGTTACATAGAAGGTGTCACATTTACTCGCCTAAAGGAGTTAAATCCCACATCAAGGGATCACATTGCATGGATATTACAAACACACTATGGCTGGACGCCTACATCAATCAGCTTAAAGACGAAAAAACCAGTAATAGACGAGATAGTTCTCAAGGATATTGGGACGGATATTGCGTTAAGTTTTCTACGTTGTCTGGATTTGAAGAAGCAGTTAGGGATGATATCAGTCGGCGTGAACGCATGGCTGAAGCTTGTTACGACGTCTAGTCGAATACATCATCACTGCTCAGTAGCTACAAACACATTTAGATGTGCTCATCGAAAACCAAATTTAGCCCAAGTACCATCAGATGAAAGGTTTAGGAAATTATTTAAGGCATCCCCTGACATGGTTATGTGCGGTGCTGACCTTAGCGGTGTTGAGCTTAGAGTACTATCCCATTATCTTGCAAAATATGATGCAGGACGCTATGCGGAAATCCTTCTCAACGGAGACATTCACCAAACAAACGCCGATAAAATTGGAATCACCCGTCGGCAAGTTAAAACAGTAACTTACGCATTTTTATATGGAGCTGGTGATGAAAAAATCGGACTCTCAGTTGATAAGCAATTATCTAGAGCTAAAGCAAAAGCTAAGGGAAAAGAAGTCAGGAAAGCGTTCATTAACGCAATCCCAGGTTTGGCAGAACTTCTATCGGCTGTTAAGGAGCGGTCTTCCACAGGCAAGATCTTGGCTATTGATGGACGAACGCTCCTCGTCGAAAGCCAACACAAAGCACTGAACTACCTCATCCAAGGTTCAAGTGCAGTATTAGCAAAACGTTGGATGTTAATTACACATGAATCCTTACCAGAAACTACTCACCAACTTGCATTCGTTCATGATGAATTACAATATGAATGTGAAAAGAAAGACGTAGATTACCTCAAAGAATTATTAGAGAGATCTGCTGCACAAGCTGGTGAATACTACAACTTACGAGTAGCCATTGCTGCTGAGTCGAAGGCAGGAATGAACTGGTCGGAAGTCCACTAAATATGAAATTATTAATTGATGCAGACTTTATTGTCTACAAATGTTGTGCTGCAGCGGAATCAGAAATCGACTTCGGCGATGATGTCATCGTTGTTACTAGCAAATTCACCGAAGCCTACGGATGTGTTAAACGAGAACTTAAACGCATATCTAGTAGGTTTGGACATGGGACTGATATTATTCTGTTCTTTAGTGACAGCACTAATTTCCGCAAGGAAATCCAACCTGATTATAAGGGTCACAGAAATCGCAAGAAACCCTGTGGCTACAAGCGTATTATCAACAAACTCAAGACTGAGTATGAAGTGGTAATAATGCCTACACTCGAAGCCGATGATGGTATGGGAGTGTATTCAACACAGAATCCAGGGAACATAATAATCTCCCCTGATAAGGATATGAGACAAATACCTGGTACATTATATAACTTTGAAGAAAGCACACTCATCACAAAAGAAGAAGGAGCTAAATGGCACCTCATTCAAACAATGGCAGGAGACAACACTGATGGTTATGCAGGTGTCCCTGGTATTGGTGTTAAGCGTGCTACATCGTTGTTTAACGAAAAAGGATACAGCTGGCAAACAGTAGTCGAAGCTTTTAAAGAAAAAGATTTAGATGAAGAAGCTGCTTTAGTCAATGCAAGATTGGCAAGAATATTAACTACAGAGGATTATGACCATGAAAGACAACAACCTATCTTATGGTCCCCCTCCGCCAATTACCGAGTTAAAGACGGAGCAGGAATTTAAGCTTAGACAATTAGAAATTATTTTAGCAAAACCAGAGGCAAAAAAGGAGGACATAGTTACTGTCTTCCTTGCCTTACAGAAACAGAACTTTGTATTAGCTAATAGCTTACAAAATTTATTAGATAAATGGCCAAAACCACCAATGATAGCGGACCATCTTATTACAAGCGTGGAAGCATCCAAGTCTGGGATTTTATTCGTGATCAAGGAATGAATTTCCACTTAGGTAATGTAATTAAATATGTGTGCCGTGCAGGTCATAAAGATAACGACATAGAAGATCTAGCTAAAGCTATCCACTACTTATCCAATGAAATCGAATTTAGAACAAGCCAAAGAGTTCAGGAAGGGATTCAATGTGACCAACTCATCGAGTCGAAGTTCGAGGAGTTTACAAAAGAATTTGATCGTTGAAGAATTTAAAGAATTTTTAGAAGCTGAGGATATGTTATTTAGAAACAACCCTAATATTACTGCTGAAGCTTTAAAAGAGTTATCAGATCTTGTATACGTCTGTTATCAATATGCAGCAAATATGAATTGGGATTTAGACGAAGCTCTACGTCGAGTCCATGAAAGCAATATGTCCAAACTGGATGAAGACGGTAAGCCGATCTACAGAGAGGATGGAAAAGTATTAAAGAGCAAAAACTATAAACCACCAACACTTACCGATCTTATATAGATGTCTGAATTAATAGCTAGAACTGGTCGAGTTCAGAACTGGATCGACAATCCAGAATCACGTCTACCCGTGTCATGTACTGTCTTCGTCGTAGAAGACTCAATGGAGGGAGATAATGGAATTGAAAAATCTTGGAGATATGTCAGCCATGGACTCAGATTTGGAGCAGGCGTTGCTATCCATTTATCAAAGCTCCGACCCAAAGGAAGTGAAAACGGCAAAGGTCTTACAGCTTCTGGACCAATATCCTTCGCAAAAATCTACTCAACATTAAATGAAACACTTAGAAGAGGTGGCATCTACAAGAACGGTGCTGTTGTGGCTCACCTCGATATTAACCATCCCGATATTATTGACTTCGTGCAAACTCCCAGATCTGAACTTCCCTGGATCAAACGGTGCGTCAACCTTGACGGACGTCGATGGGAAGAAAGCTCTGAAGCTACTAAGACCGCCATCCTCCATGGAATCAAGTCGGGGGATATTTGGCTCACAAAAATAAGGTATGACAAAAATGGAGAACGAATCTACGGCAATGTATGCCTCGAAGTCTTCCTCAAAAGCAGAGGAACATGTTTGCTTCAGCACGTCAACGTGGGAGCTTGCAAAATCGGAGACCTCCGTAAAGCTTTCTCTCTCGGTATGTCCGAATTGTGTGAACTCCATGGTAGAACAGGTGTTGAAAAATCTGGTGAATATCTACCCCCAGAAACGGATCGCCAAGTCGGACTTGGACTCCTTGGATTAGCGAATTTCTTACGACAAGAGCAAGTCACTTATAAACAATTTGGTGATGCACTTGAAGCAACATTAGATGGTATACCTGGACTAGGTAAAGCTGGTCTAATAGCTTCAGAATTATATAAAGCAGTCCAAGGTGCAGCTGAAATAGCAAGAGACTATAATATGGATAGAGCATTTGCGATAGCACCTACTGCTTCATGCTCATATAAAAGTAAAGATAGAGAAGGATATACATGTGCGCCTGAGATCGCTCCGCCTATAGCTCGGTCAGTAGACAGAGACAGCGATACTTTTGGTGTACAACATTATGATTATGGTGATGTAGAAATAGCTAGTGAAGTCGGCTGGGATGCTTATAAGAAAGTAGCCGACATGATCGTAGCAATGTTACGTCACACAGGGCTTCTTCACGGATACAGCTTTAACTCTTGGAGTGACGTTGTAACCTACGACAATGCGTTCGTGGAAGAGTGGCTGGATAGTCCCCAAACCTCGCTTTATTATAGCCTTCAAGTTATGGGAGACGTACAAGACAAATCAGACGCTTACGCTGCTCTAGATAAAGATGAAGTTGAAGACTATTTAGCGGGGATTCTAACTAACGAACCCGTTTCATGCGATTGTCAAGAATGAAAAACCCATATGAAAAGTTACTTAACCGTAAGAGAACCTGGACTCCTGTCCAGACAACAGGAGGAACACTTAAAGATGGAGCTGAAGAGACCATCTACCGTGCTCTGGCAATACGTCACATGGAGCTACCAGTCGGGGATTTTATCTCCGAAGCTCTTGAGAAGGATGTACCAGCTAGTGCACGGAAACTTCTAGAGTCAAATGTAAAAGACGAAATAAAGCATGATCTCGCTCTCGGCTACATAACAAAAGCCATTGGCGTAAATGAAAATGCAGAAAAAGAAGCTTTTCTTCTACGTGATGCATGGGAAGAACACCCAGATCACATGCTCACTAAAGCATTGGTGATAGAACGTGCAATTTTCTTTGTACTTTTGCCTTTTTTTAGGTTTAATGGCGATGCTGGTCTCAGAACGGTATCAGCTGATATTTCCCGAGACGAACAAATACACGTGGCCACTAATAGTCTCGTATGTGCTGATATGGGTCTTACTCCTAGTAAATCTCTGGATAAACTTAGGAAAGCCACAATTAATTGGATATTACAACCACTAGGTACAAATACCCACGATAAATATTTAGACAAAAAATTTTGGCTGGATGCTAGCGATTCCTTGATGTATCAAGGTAAAGCTCCAAGTTTTTCTGAGACACGGAGAGCACGCATGCCAGCTTTTTTCGAACATGCAAACACAAATCTCCCTCAGTACTCTTAAGCTTCAACACGAAAGGTTAGATAAGCTAGTAGATCAACTTGAGAAACAATTCGGTTGGACACCGATCCATCCTAAAGAAGACATAAACACAATTATGTACAGAGCTGGTCAAGCTAGCGTTATCGAGTACATAAATTCAATCATAGAAGAGGAAATCTAATGTGCTTTAATCCGTTTAAATTTATTGAAAGAGTATTTACGACCATCTTTGGTGGCAACAACCCACAACCAACAGGACCAACAACTCATGCAAAAGGTCTAGCTAATAGACTAACTCAAAAAAGTGCTGGTGAAACACCAGATACAGATCTGAAAAAAGATAAAAAAGACACTAAAACTGACCTAAGCCTAGCTCAATTGCTTGCTAAAAGTAGAGTTAGTGATTCTAATAAACAGGTAGGTAAATTAGTAAAAAACCCACTGGACTTATTAGGAACAGGTGCTGGAATTTCTGATACTCCGCTTGCTGGACTAACTGGTCCGCTAGATCAGGGTGGAGGAACCTTAGGTACACGAACAGGCTCAGGATACTCATGAATATTGCACGTAAAAGATATAATCAACTGTCCTCTAATCGGTCTCAGTTCCTTGACACAGCAGTTGAATGTTCAGAACTTACGTTGCCATATTTAGTTAAAGATGACGTTAATAACACCAACCAACACAAGAATTTAAAAACACCTTGGCAATCGGTTGGTGCCAAGTCAGTAGTCAATTTAAGTGCGAAGCTTGGTCTCGCATTATTACCACCACAAACTACATTTTTCAAGTTACAAATTAGAGACGACAAACTAGGTGAAGAAATAGAAGCAGAGATTAGAAGTGAATTAGATTTATCATTCGCCAAGATGGAGAGAATGGTAATGGATTATATAAACGCTTCTACTGACAGAGTAGTTCTTAACCAAGCACTAAAACATTTAGTTGTCTCAGGTAACGCTTTAATTTTTATGGGTAAGGATGGTCTCAAGCACTATCCCCTAAACCGTTACGTAGTTAATCGTGATGGAAACGGGAACGTCATCGAGATTGTCACAAAGGAACTTATTAGTCGCAAGCTACTAGACCTACCTAAAGAAGTTACACAACCTAACTCGGTTGTTGACGAAACTACAGGTGGCTACGGAACTGATGACAAAGATGTCGAAGTATATACTTGCGTTAAATTAGAAAATGGAAGATGGAAATGGTACCAAGAAGCTTTCGATAAGATTATTGAAGGTAGCTATAGCTCCGCTCCAAAGAATGCAAATCCCTGGCTCGTTCTCAGATTTAATACTGTGGATGGAGAAGACTATGGTCGTGGCAGGGTAGAAGAATTTTTAGGTGACTTACGTGCTTTAAATAACTTAAGTCAATCTCTAGTGGAAGGAGCTAGTGCCGCTTCGAAAGTAATATTTCTGGTCAGCCCATCCTCTACTACTAAGCCAGGTACCATAGCAAATGCTGGTAACGGAGCCATTGTCCAAGGAAGAGCTGAAGATGTCCAAGTCGTACAGGTTGGTAAAACAGCTGACTTCCGAACAGCTTCAGAACAAGCTCAGATAATTGAAAGAAGAATCAGTGATGCTTTCCTTGTATTAAATATAAGACAAAGCGAACGCACTACAGCGGAAGAGGTACGACTCACACAGTTGGATTTGGAACAACAGCTAGGTGGACTATTCAGTTTACTCACGGTTGAGTTCCTTATACCATATCTAGATAGAACACTACATATACTTCAGCGTAGTCAACAGCTACCTAAGATACCTAAAGATATAGTACGTCCTCAAATAGTAGCTGGTGTTAACGCACTAGGTAGAGGACAGGACAGAGAAAGTCTTACTCAATTTGTAGGAACCATTGCTCAAACAATGGGACCAGAGGCATTGATGAGATACGTCGATCCTAGTGAATATATAAAACGTCTTGCCGCTGCACAAGGTATTGATGTATTGAATTTAGTTAAGTCTGAACAACAACTTCAGCAGGAGCAGCAACAAGCTCAAGCTCAAGCTGAATCTCAGTCAATGACAGATCAAACTGGTCAGATTATGAACTCCGCATTGTTGGATCCAAGTAAACAACCAGTAGAAGAACCACCTATCCAAGAAGAATAAATGGCAGAAACATTAACATTTGACAATACTACTGAACAAACATCAGCAGATAATCTGACTTCAGAAGAGCAGGAATCCCTGCAACTTGGAGAACAGATACAAGAACAAGAGAGTCAACTACTAGCTGGTAAGTATGAGAATGCTCAACAGCTAGAGAAGGCTTATATAGAACTACAGAAAAAACTAGGATCAGAAGATAAAGCAGATACATCCGAAGCGGAACAGTCTGAAGAGTCTGATCAGTCTGACGAAAAAGAAGAGTCAGATAATGAATTACCAGAGGAATTCAAACCTCATTTAGAAACTTTAAAATCAGCTACAGAAGAGTTCAAAGAGAATGGAAAGCTGAGTGAAGAGACATTAGATAAGTTCAATGAGATGAGCAGCAAGGAATTGATGCAAGTCTACTTCTCTATGTATGACGCAGCTAAGGATTTAGGAGCAGACGTTGGTGTGTCTCCAGGTTTTGATTTAACTGAAGCTGCTGTTAATAAAATACAAAACTCTGTAGGAGGAGAAACCAAATATAAACAATTACTAGGTTGGGCTAATAATAATATGGCAGATGATTCCCTGAAATCATTCGATAGACTTGTGGCTAAAGGTGATGCAGCTGCTATACAGATGGCTGTAGATGGAATCAAAGCTCAATATGATTACGCAAACGGATATGAAGGAAGAATGTTAACTGGTAAACCACCTAAAGGCGGGAGCGATGATGTGTATAGAAGTCAAGCAGAAGTAGTAGCTGCTATGAGTGACCCTAAGTACGATCTAGATCCTGCTTATAGACAAGATGTCGTCGATAAATTAGCTAGATCTGACGTTCAATTTTAGGTATACATGGCGACCTGACCTATCATCCTCGCCATTCACCTATTTTGAATTCAATGACTACTATAACTGAATACGGAAAACAAAACGTCTTCGGAAAAGAAACACCCCCACGACTTATGTCTGACAAAGAACAAGAAATACTTCTTCGTGAAGCCGAAGAACTAAATGGCCGAGCTGCAATGATTGGCTTTATTGCTACTCTCGGCGCATATATAACAACAGGACAAATTATTCCTGGCATACTTTAATTAAATAAATGACTACAGCCACACTAACAAAACCAAATAACAATTGGCAGCGTTTATGTGACTGGGTTACTAGTACCGACAACCGACTTTATGTTGGTTGGTTCGGTGTCCTAATGATCCCTGCACTAATTACCGCTACCACAGCATTTTTAATAGCATTCGTTGCTGCGCCTCCAGTTGATATTGATGGAATTCGTGAGCCTGTCTCTGGATCTCTACTTTATGGAAACAACATCATCTCGGGAGCAATCGTCCCATCCTCTAACGCAATCGGTCTTCACTTCTACCCAATCTGGGAAGCTGCAACCATCGACGAGTGGTTATATAACGGAGGACCATATCAACTTATTGTGTTCCACTTTCTCATCGGCATCTGCGCTTACATGGGACGCCAATGGGAACTTAGTTATAGATTAGGAGCCAGACCATGGATTCCTATAGCTTATTCAGCTCCAGTATCTGCAGCTTTTGCAGTCTTTCTGGTCTATCCTTTTGGACAAGGGAGTTTCTCTGATGGAATGCCTCTTGGTATTTCAGGGACTTTCAATTTTATGTTTGTGTTTCAGGCAGAACATAATATTCTTATGCATCCTTTCCACATGCTCGGTGTTGCAGGGGTATTCGGTGGAGCTTTATTCGCTGCTATGCACGGAAGTCTCGTTACTTCCTCACTCATTAGGGAAACAACTGAAAACGAATCTCAGAATTACGGCTATAAATTTGGTCAAGAGGAGGAGACGTATAACATCGTCGCTGCTCATGGCTACTTCGGAAGGCTAATTTTCCAATATGCTAGCTTTAATAATTCTCGTTCTCTTCATTTCTTCCTTGCAGCTTGGCCTGTTATATGCATATGGCTCACCGCAATGGGAGTATCAACAATGGCATTCAATCTTAATGGATTCAACTTCAATCAATCCGTAGTTGATTCTAAAGGTAATACCATTCCTACATGGGCTGATGTTGTAAACAGAGCAGGTTTAGGCATGGAGGTTATGCATGAGAGAAACGCACATAATTTCCCACTCGATTTAGCTGCAGTAGAAACACCTGAAACCATCTCTATAGGTTAGTAAAATCTTTAACAGTTTAACAAAATATATAAAGGATACTGTTGACTCTGCTAAGTACATCTTACAGGGTCTAGCA